CCGGGCCGGCGCGTCGTGCCTGGAAACTCTGGTCCGAGGAACTCGCCGTAATGAATCTCGATAAAAAGCCCGATGGGCCGGCGCTCGAGGCGGCGTGTTTGGCTTATCAGCGAATGATTAAGGCGCATGGAAAGGGATATGACTCGGCCGCGAATCAGTCGGCCTCGGTCGTTAAGGCCTTCTGTAGCGAATTTGGATTCACGCCGGCGAGCCGGACGCGCCTCGCACTGAACAAACCACCGGAAAAGCCGGAGGACGATCTCTTAAAAGCACTTTCAGCGCCTCGCGAACCGCGGCCGGCGTTCGTTCAATGATTTGTTTAATCAGACACAATCGGACATTGCCTGTAATTTCTTCGAGAGAGTCCTTAAACATACGGCCGATGAATGGTACGGCCGCCCTTTTATCCTCGCGCCCTGGCAAGAGGAGGCCCTCGTTAAAATCTTCGGAAACGTCGACGACGAGGGCCTCCGGATTATCGACACGGTTTATTTAGAAGTGCCCAAAAAAGCCGGAAAATCAGAATTCGCCGCGGGGATCCTTCTCCTCGTTTTATTTCTCGAGACGATGCCCGGTTGTCAAATCTACGGCGCCGCGACGGCGATTCGGCAGGCCTTGAACGTCTATCGGCCGGCCGTAAAGATGATCGAGCAATCGCCGGAACTTCAATCGCGCTTTCGAATTCTTCGGAGTACCCATCGAATCATTAAGCGGTCCGATCCGGAAACGTTTTACGCGGCGATTGCGGCGGACGGCGACATCGGCGACGGAGTTAACCCCGCGGTCGTCGTCGCCGATGAAATCCACCGATGGAAAACGAGGAAACATCTCGAAAATTGGGACGTTCTCTCAAACGGCGGAATAACGCGCCGGCAAACGCTTACGGTCGCGATTACGACGGCCGGCGTACAGAACGAATCGCCTCTCGCGCTTCGATTGCACGAGAAAACGGTCCGGATGAAAGACGGCGTCGTAAAGGACCCGAAGTTCTATGGCCGGATTTATGCCGCGGATCCGGAGGATGATCCTCTCGCCGATGCGACCCTGATTAAAGCAAATCCAAGCCTGAAGCAAAACGGCGGGTTTCTCGACATTGGCAAGCTCATCAAGCGCCGCGATTCACTCGTCGCCGAGGGCGATCTTACCTCGTGGAAACGCTATTACCTAAATTTGTGGGATCAAAAGGGCGAGCGCGCAATCGATTTGAATAAATTCGATCGGAGCGCCGGCGACTGGCAAGCGGTCGGCATGATCAAGAATCCGGGGCCTCTGGTCATCGAAGGAAAACTCGAGGAGCGTAAGGTTCGACCTCTCCCGCAGGAATTCACGGCGCGATTTATCGATCGCCGATGCTGGGCCGGCGGCGACTTGTCCATGAGTCAAGATTTGACCTCGCTCGTTTTGCTTTTCGAATGTCCAGGCGAGGACGAATTCGACGTGCTCCCGTTCTTTTGGCTACCGGATGCGAACATCAAAAAAATGGAAACGCGGCTCGGCGTGCCCCTTCGCAAATGGGCCGAGGACGGGTTTCTCGAGCTCACACCGGGCGAGGTGATCGATTACCGATATATGCGAGCGCGCCTCGATTGGGCGCGGCAAATGTTCGACCTTCAGGAGGTGTGTTTCGATCCCTGGAACTCGAGACAAATCTCCGTTCCCATGATCGAGGACGGGTTCCGATGCGTTGAAATTCGGCAGGGATTCGCGACGCTTTCCGAACCGTCGAAACGATTTCTCGAGGCCCTCGTAAAAGGCAAGCTACATCATGGCGGAAACCCTGTTTATCGCTGGAATGCCTCGAATGTCACCAAAATAACCGACGGCCGCGACAATGTCATGTTTGCGAAGCCGGATCGAGAGAAAACGACCGCGCGAATTGATGGAATCGCCGCGACTGTCAACGCGATGGCTCGCGCAATCGTCGCGCCGAAAGTTTTAACCGGGCCGGGTATCTGGTAAAAATGCGAATTTTTCCGGAACTTCGTCGAAGCGTTAAGGACTTTTTCTCCGATAATGGCGGGCCGATTTCGCTCGGACTTCCGACCGAACGCAAGGACGCCGATTACACGACGCAATACCTCGCGCAAGAGGCCCTTTGGTATGCCTCCGAAGGCTACACCCGAATAGCGGAGGCCCTCCTCGGCGGCCTTCCATCCTATTCCGGCGAGGTCGTCGGCCTGGAAAAGGCGCTCACGCATCCGGTTGTTTGGGCCTGTGTGTCTCTTATTTCGAAGATGGTCGGCGCGATCCCCTCTCTTTTGTATCAGCGGATACCTGGAAAGGGGATTTTCGAGGCGCCGGCACATCCGATTTATGAGGCGATGAAGAACGAACCGAACGCCGAGATTTCGGCGCGCGGTTTTACGGAACTTCTCACGAGTCATTGCCTGGTTCAGGGCGACGGGCTCGCGAAAATCGTTCGTCGCAGTGGAACCGGGACGGCGCTCGAACTTCATTCGCTCTTACCGACACAAGTTCAAATCGACCGCGAAAAACAGGGGCAAAAGCGCCTTGTTTACACGATTTTGAACGAAAACGGCGCGAAAGACGCCGATTATCCTCTGACGCCCGGCAAACCACATGAGATTTTGCACCTTCGGCCCTTCAGTCCGGACGGGATCCGGGGGTATTCGGTCCTGAAATTGGCTCGAAATTCAATCGGAAGCGCCCTCGCCGCGGACCGACATATCGGTACATTTTGGGCGAATGGCGGCCGAATGCCTTATTGGCTCGAGCATCCGGCGGATTTTAAGGACGAAGAGGCCGCAAGACAGTGGCGCTCCAAGTTCGAACAGCGCATGTCGCGCTCGAACACGCCGCCGATTGTAACGAACGGGATCAAATTACACGAAATCGGGTCGACGATGCGCGACGCCCAGGGCATTGAAAACCGGAACTTCGTGATTTCCGAAATTTGTCGCTGGTTCAATATCTCGCCGACGCTCGTCGGGGAACTTTCGCGGGCGACGTTCAACAATCACGAACAGTATATGTTGCAATTCGTCCGGATGACGCTTCAGGACTGGCTGACATGTTGGGAACAGGATTTCCGCCGATGCGTGCTCACTTCTGAAGAAAAGGCCGCCGGCTATTTCCTCCGACATGACATTCGGGAGCTCCTCCGCGGCGATTTCCAAACACAAATGCAAGGATTCGCGACCGGCTTGCAGAATGGTTACTTCAATCAGGACGAAGTGCGCGACCAAATGGGATTAAATCCGCTTCCGGACGAGGCCGGGTCGCATTATCACATTCAATTGAACATGCAGACTTTACCGGAAGGCGGGGCGCCCCAAACCTCGAGGCAACTCGTCCGGCTCGATCGAACTCAGGGAGGCCTTTCCAATGCATGAAGTTCTACGAAATATCAAATTCGAACTTAAGGAACTCTCCGAGACCGGCGATTTTACCGGCTATGCGAGCGTTTACGGGAATATCGACAACGGAAACGACGTCGTCGAGCCGGGCGCCTTCGACAAATCAATAGCGGAATATGGGAACAAAATTCGCCTTATGGACGGCCATAAGGTCCGAATCGGCGTCGCGACGATCACGAGCGACTCTATCGGCCTAAAGACGGTCGGCAAAATCAATACAAAGAAACAATCCGGCGCCGAAGCTTTATCGGATTTGAGGTTTTATCGAGATAACGGTTTCCCTATGGGAATGTCGATCGGTTATCAAACGATTAAAGCCGACCTTCCCCACCAAACAAAGGACGGCGCCCGGCACTTAAAGGAACTTCGTGCCTGGGAGGCCACGATTACGGAGTTTCCCATGAATGAAAAGGCCCAGGTGACAAGCGTTAAGGCAATGCGACAGTTAATCGATTCAGTAAAAGCCGATCGACAATCGGGAACGAAGGATTTCGCCGCGCAGCTTCGAGAAATTCAACTTTATGCGGCGCCTTATCAAATCATTTCCGCGATGTGCTCGGAACTTGACGAACTTCGCGTCGGCGGCGATCCGGACGCCCTCGCGTTGTCCGGCGCCGTGTTCGATGATGCTCGCGCCGAGTATGTCGCAATGCTTCCGGACTATATGGCCCTCCGGAACTCGGACTCAATGGGATATATGAGCCTCGCCGGGATTGAAAAGAAGGCCGGCGCGTCGATCTCCCAGGCCGAGCGCGAAGAGGTCGAGCGCGCAATAAAGGCGCTTCGGTCTGTAATCGGCGTCGAACCTGGCATCCATATAATTTCTGGCAATACGGCAACAGAAACACCGACTCCGACCGGAGTCGAGGACAAATCCGAAGAGTCGACCGACGTTTCGGAAGCATCGGCCTTAATCGACAAAATTTCGGCCGCCTTGAACTAGCACCACAATTCAAAACTTTCAAAATTAGGAGAACTCTTTACTATGAACCGAAATCAACGGCTCAATAGGGAATGGTTTCGCGCGATGGTTTGTCGCGAAACGTATAGGCCGGAAGCGCCTCGGCAGGATATAGCCGGCGCGATCGGCCTTTGTGTTGTCGGCGTCCTCGCCGTCGTTTTAATCGGCGTGATGTTCCACATGGCCGGCACAGCGACCACTGCGGGCGTCATTCTGGCAAATGCGCCTATTGCCATGACCGAACTTACCGGGAAACTGGATTCGATCCTCGGTCAAATCAAGGAACAGAAGGACCGGGCCGACGTCGAAACGAAGAAATTCGGCGGAATGCTCGAGGAAACGAAAACGAAGCTCGAGGCATTGCAGAAACAGGCCGACGCAATCGACAAAACGCTCGCCGAGAAACACGCGGCGGCGCCGAGTCGGTTTACCCTCGAGGAATCCCTAAAGGAAAACAAATCCTTTATGTCATTCATCAAGGGCGACGCGCAGAAGTTCACACTCACCCCGCAGGAACAAAAAGCGGTTTGGTTGGAACGGAAGACGACGGTCGATTCGAGCGCGGTCGGGGCGATGACCTCCGGCGTGCTAACCATTGATCGGACTCCCGGCATCGTTCAGGAAGCGCGGCAGGCATTGACTATTCGTAGCGCTCTGACAGCGCGACCGACCACGATGCAGGTGATCGACTTCGTTAAGGTCAATTCGGCCATGACGGATGCTTCGCCGCAACAGGGTGAAGGTCACACGAAGAAAGAAAACGCCGTAACCTTCACGACGAAGTCGGAAACGATTAAAACGATTGCGACCTTCATTCCAGCCTCGCGTCAAGTCCTGCAGGACTTCGGCGAATTGCTAGGTTTCCTGCAGAATTCTTTGTCGTACTATGTCGACCTCGCCGAGGAAAAACAGATGCTCACCGGCGCCGGGACGGGTCAAGACCTCGACGGTTTGATCACCCAGGCGACGGCGTTTAATACGGGCCTTCTGTCCGCCTCGGCCGGTTGGACGAAAATCGACATCGTCGGCCGCGCAATTCAGCAAATCACGGCGGCCAAGGAATTGATGCCGACTTTCCTCGTCGTTCATCCTAACGATTGGTGGGGCATTCGCTTAACGAAGGACTCCCAGGGTCGCTATATTTTCCCCTTGGGAACGGCCGTCGATTTGTTCGGCCTCACGCCCATCGTTACGACCTCAGTCGCTTCCGGAACTTTCCTCGTCGGATCCGGTTCGCCGATCGCAACGGAAATCCGCGACCGGATGGGAATGGAAGTCGAGATCGCGACGCAGCATTCGACGCAGTTCGCAGAAAATTTGGTTACGATCCGGGCGGAAAAGCGCCTCGCGCTCGTAACCTATCGGCCGGCGTCCTTCATTACCGGCACGTTTACGACTTCTCCGTAGTCTGTTCGACGTTCAACTCCTCCTTAGCGTAAAAGGGCGCGTCTTTTTGGCGCGCCCTTCTTTTTTGAAAATTGTGAAACTCATTATCGATCGAGAAATAACGATAAATGGCATTGACTATGCGGCCGGCGAGATCGAAGTCGACGACGCGACCGCAAATCAACTCTTGAAAAAAGAATTTGAGCGAAATCCGAACGGGCCGAATATCCGGAAGGCCGAAATGCCTCGCGTTTTGCATTACGAAACAAAGGTGATTACGCCGGAAGCTCCCCAGGTGAGCGCCGACGCGACTCCCTTTCGTGACGTGCCTTTGTATAACGAGGAATCGCCGGCAATGGCTACCGAAGGCGATCGCGTGTTACCAGGCGCAAACCTACAAGAGGCGGGAACTTCTAATCGTCGCGGACGGCGAGCACGTTCGGGATCTCATTCCGGAAAATGACTCCTCAATCCGATTTTTTGAAATTGAACAGGGCCGAAACACCGGCGAAAAGCGGAATTTTGGCTCATTTCACGCCCGCGGCGAGTTCATTTGTACCTGGGACGACGACGATTATTCCGCGCCGACTCGACTCGGCGATCAACTCGGGGCGCTCCTCGCAAGCGGAAAATCAGTCGCGCGATATAGAAACATGCTTTTCACGGACGGCCGGAAATGGTGGCGATACGTCGGGACAGGCATTCTCGGGACCTCGCTCCTCTATCGGCGCTCGTTTTGGGAAAAACACAATTTCGCGCCTCGGAAGATCGGCGAAGACTGGCGCTTTTCGCAAGTGGCGGCCGGCAAAAACGAACTTCTTACGCTCGAGGCCCTCGAATTGATGGTCGCGACGGTTCACGCCAACAATACAAGCGCCCGCGCGCTCGACGCGGCTTATGTGCCTCTCGAAAACTTCGCCGGCATTCCTGGGTTCACCTATGCGACTTAATCTCGGCGCGGCCGACCGAAACGTCGAGGGATTCAAGTCCGTCGATCTGGTTCCTCCGGCTGATTTCATTTGCGATCTTACCGAGGACTGGCCCTGGCCGGCTTCGAGCATCGAAGAAATTCTCGCGAATGACATTCTCGAGCATCTACCGAATAAGCGTCACACGATGAATGAAATATTTCGAGTTCTCAAGCCCGGCGGCCTGGCACGAATCGGAGTTCCGGACGCGACTCAAGGCGACGGCGGTTTTTGCGATCCGACACACGTTTCCTTCTGGTCCGGATCGGATTTCGAGTACTACGAGGCTGGCAATTATGCGCGCGAACGGAAGGCCTTCGCCGAGAGCTCCTATTATGGAATTAAAGCGCGCTTCGACGTCGTCGAATATCAGGAAATCCGGCACGAACGCAAACGCGGCCGGTTTACGGTCGAACTCCGCGTTGTATTGAGGGCGGTTAAATGAATCTCTCGATCGGATGCGGGATCATGCGCCGGGACGGTTGGGAAACGCTCGATGCGGATCCCTATTTCGGCGCGACATATCTCGCGACCATTCCGCCATTGCCGGCCGAGGTTAAAGCGAAAACCTACGACGAGGTCGAATGGATTCACGGCGTTGGGAGTCTCTTTCCCTGGGAGGCGAAGGCCGCGCTCGTCGACATTTTGGGACTTCTCAGTCCAGGCGGAAAACTCACGCTCGAACAGCCGAATTTTAATAACTCGATTCTCAAGCCGGAATGGTTATTCGGGGATCCGACATTCGGAAATCCGCTGATTATGAATCGTTGGTGCTATACGCCCGAGGCCCTTCGCGATCTTTTGCGCGACGTCGGATTCTCGAGGATCGACGTTCTTCCGGCTAAGTTCCATTTGCCGGCGCGCGATTTCCGGATCGAGGCCTACAAATGAAAATCGCCGTAGTCGCCGGGGGATGGCATTTCCCGCTAGATTTCTACCAGAGGATCGGCGCTCAGTCCTCCGGCGTCGATCTCTTCGTCGTCGCGCATCGAAATCCAGAACTTCCGATCGTTCGAGAGGAAAAACGGGACATTCTCGCGAACGCACCCGGCGATTTGGGCGCGCTCGATCGCTTGCACCTGTATTCGGCGTTTCCTTCAGTCGCGATGCTTCGCCGGCTCGGCTGGTTTTATCAGGAGGCGCCGAATACGGTCGGCGATTGGGAATTTTTAAATCAATGGCTCGCGGATCACGATTATCGCGAATACGACGCCGTCCTTTCATGCCATGACGACGCCTATGTCCGCCGGAGCGATCTTTTTAAGCATTTCCAATCGCTAGAGGCGGCGCCCTGGCTAATTGTCTCGAACGGCCGTTATCCGGAAGCGCCGGCCGGTTACGTTCGCGGTTCCTTCGAACTATTTCGCCGCGAAATGCTCGACATGCTCGGCGGCCGGATCGACCTCGGAAGTGTCAGTTTGACTCGCGAGGGCAAAACCGACACACCGGAAGGCCTCGCGGCGCTTTCCTCGTGGAACGATACCGCGGTCCCTTTACGCGATTTCATGGTCGCGCGCGGCCTTGATTCTCGAATTCATTACTTGTCGAACTTCTATCGCGTTTCGCCCTGGATTATCGAGGCCGAGCGCGGATTTATCCATTATTGCGAGGGCGCGCCTTGGAGTTTTAAGGCCGGCCTCGAGGCCTTCCCCATTTTCGATTAAAAAATAGGAGGCAGGTGATCACTCGTGAAAGTGAAAACGGGCGTAAAAGCCGGTCAATCGACATCGGACATTCTTGACTAGCATCGAGGCGGCCTCTCGGGGCCGCCGATTCCTTCCCAATATGCGAACGATTCATTTAATGGAACCCTACATTCCGCCCGGCACGATCGAGGGCGTTTCTCGCACTCTCGCAACGCGATGGATTGGGCAAGGTCCAAAGGTCGACGAGTTTGAGCGGAAATTCTCGACTCTCATGCAGGGCCGTCCGTCCGTCGCGGTCGGTTCCTGTACCGACGCCTTGCATTTGTCCTATATCCTCGCGGGAATTCGCGACGGTTCCGAAGTCATCGCGCCTTTGTTTACCTGTACGGCGACAAATATTCCGCTTCTCTATCAGCGCGCAAGGATCAAATTTTGCGACGTTGCGCCCGATTCGTTGAACATGGATCCGGCCGCGGTCGAGGAATTGATCACCGAAGAAACGAAAGCGATCGTCGTCGTTCATTACGGCGGAATGCCGATCGATCAACGGATTTTTAGAATTGCGGAGGCCTATCAAATCCCGGTTATCGAGGACTGTGCTCAGGCCCTCGGCGCCCAGGTCGGACAGCGGGGAAAATTCGCGTGTTATTCCTTTCAGGCCGTAAAGCACATCACGACCGGGGACGGCGGAATGCTCGTCCTTCCGGAGGCCCTCCGCGCGAAGGCGAAGCGCCTTCGATGGTTCGGAATTGATCGCGAGGCGAAATTTAACGGGACTTGGGAAAACGATATAACCGAGATCGGTTACAAATATCAAATGACCGACGTTGGGGCCGCGATGGGCCTCGCCGGCCTCGAGTCTCTCGATTTCCAATTGAAACACCGTCGCGCCCTCCGCGAGTCCTATCGCGATGGCCTCGAGGGCGTCGACGGAATTCGCCTCCTGGACATCGATTACGGTTCGGCGTGCTGGCTATGTACGGTCGCGGTCGAACGCCGTGAGGACTTCCGGCGAAAGCTCAAAGAAAACGGGATCGAATCCGACTTAACGCACTACAGAAACGACCGATACACCATTTTCGACGATCATGTCGCGGGAGAAAGATTTCCAAATATGGACGCTATCGACTCGAAATATCTCGTTATTCCGCTCCATATGGGAATGACGGTCGAGGACGTCGAGCGAATTTGCGACGTGGTCCGGGGCGGCTGGTAAATGAGAAACAAGAACGGGAGCAAGGCGAGGCCTGAAGGCGATGAACTCGCGCGGATTCTGAAGGCCTGGGCCTCCGGCGAAATCACTATCAAGGATTTGGCGAAACGCTTTCAGCGATCGACAAAAGTTCTTAAGGAAATCGTACAAGGCGCCACAAAATGAAAAACTTCATCATTCTAGTTTTCCTGATTTGTGCCTCGAGCCTCGACGCCCAACAGGTCCGGGTAAGTAACAAGAATTCGTCGCTAACAGTTAACGCCGGCGCGGATCAATCGATTACGCTTCCCTCGAGCGCGACTCTTTCGGGGATTGTCATTGCACTGCCGAAACGGCTAACGACCTCGATCAATTGGACGGTTGAAAGCGGTCCCGGAACGGTCAATTTTGCGAATCCTCAAGCGGCGGCGACTACGGCGGGATTCTCGGCGCCCGGATCTTATGTTCTGGTTCTCAGCGCGAGCACTTCGCGATTAAGCGCGAGCTCAAAAACACTGATAGCGGTAAACGCGGCAGTATCTTTACCGCCTCCTCCCATAACGGTCTCGATGGCATGGGATCCCGTCGCATCGACGCCGGAGGCGCCAGTTACTGGTTATAACCTTTGGCGACTCAATCCGGACGGTTCCTGGACTAAGGTCTACGATGGACCGGATACTACTGCAACGGATGCCACTGTCCAAGCCGGTAGCACGTACACCTATGCCGTGCGAGCGGTCAATAGCACGGGATGCAACGTCGTGCCTTGCGAAAGCGAACCCTCAAATTTCGTCACCGTTACGGCGCAATGAAAAACGGCCTCGCGATTATCATTCCGAGCAAAACGATCGAGAACCTTTGGCATTGTGTCGACGCATTGCGCGCGGCTGGCGAATCGGCGCGCGTTATCGTCATCGATGATTTCTTGCCACACGAAAAGGACAAGGTTCGGGTGTTTGCGCGGAGGTGGGAAAACGTCGACTTTATCGAGGGCGTTAAACCTTTCGTATTCTCGCGCAATATGAATTTAGGAATCCTGGCCGCCCAGGGCGCCGATTGCATCCTTTTGAACGATGACGCCATGCTCAAAACGCCGAACGGTTTCTCGGCACTTACGAATGCAGTTGAAGAGTATCCGGAATATGGGATTCTTGGCGCCGTTACGAACGTAACAGGTCAACGACTGCAAACGCCGCGCGGCGTCGGCCTCCGCGAAATTCCGGGCCTCGCCTTCGTTTGCGTCCTGATTCCGCGAAAGACTCTCGACACGGTCGGCCTTCTCGACGAGAGATTTGTTACTTACGGTTGGGAGGATAACGATTATTGCCACAGGGTCAAACTCGCAGGCCTCAAAATCGGCGTCCATGATAACTGCTATGTCGATCACGGTTCGTTAAAGAGCACATTCCGAGGAAATCCTCACGCGCCCGGAAATATCGGTCCAGGTCGCGAAATATTCCGGCAAAAGTGGGGGTTTACGCCTTGATCGGCCTAACGCCCGAGGAAATCGCGGTAATTGAAAAAGCAGGCGAGCTCTATAACGATTTCGTGAAACTTGAGGTAATGCATACGGCGGATTGTTCCGAAATCACGGCGCTTATTCACGCAATACAAAATATGATAATGGCTCGCGCCGCGGTTCGAGCCCATCCGGATATTTTCCACAAATTCCAATCCGAAAAATGATTTACGTCTACACCTCAATTCTAAATGGGTTCGACAATCTTCGGCCTCCGCTCGTTCGGCCGGAGGTCGGCGTCCGATATGTTTGTTTTACAAACATTCCGCAGGCCTCGAGCGTTAGCCCCTGGGAGTTTCGGCCGATCTATCCGGCGACCGGGAGCGCCGGCCGAGACTCGCGAATCCCGAAAATCCTCCCCCACTTGATGCTGCCGGCGGACGCCGAGGCCTCGATTTGGCTCGACGGGAACTTTCAGTTAAAAGTCGAGGCGGAAATCACCATAAAGGAACTCCTCGCCTCGCATGATTGGGCCGCCCATAAGCATCCGGGCCGAAATTGCGTTTACGGCGAGGGCCGAGTCCTCCTGAATGAAAACATCGGGACGCGATCTCTCGTCGAGCGCGACATTTCCGCTTATAAAACGATGGGATTTCCCGAGAATGGCGGCCTTTGGGCGAATGGAATGATCGTTCGCCGGCATACTGGCGCCGTCGCGGAACTAAATGAATTATGGTGGAAAATGTTCCTCGAGGGATGCGAGCGCGATCAATTGTCGTTTCCCGTCGCGCGATGGCTCGCAAAGTTCGAGATTAAAACCATTCAAGCAGACATTTGGAATTCGCCTTTTGCAAAATTCTCATGGCACGCGGCATGGTCCGCGGCCGACGATAATCCGGCCTATTTCGAGGAGCGGCATCAAATCCGGAAACGCCTTTCGCACCTCTCGCGGATAACCGGCTCGCCCGCCGGCGTTCATTACCACGAATATTGAAAAAATGATTATCGGCATGATGCGGGTCAAAAATGAGGCGCGATGGATCAAGCGTTGCGTCGAGTCCATTCTCGGCGTTTGCGATCGCATTATCGTCCTCGACGATCATTCGACGGACGGAACGCCGGCGATTTGCGCCACGATCTCGCGCGTTGCGGTCCATCTTTCGGCCTTCAACGGCCTGGACGAGGCGCGGGATAAGAATTTCCTCCTCGATCTCGCCCTCGAATTTCATCCGGAGTGGATTGTCGCCATAGACGGCGACGAAATGCTCGCGCCGGCCTACGCGGAGGAACTTCGGGCCTGGACTCGAGCGCCTCATGCGGAATGCTTATCCCTTCGCGTTCTGTATATGTGGGATCGCGAGGATCAAATCCGGACCGACGGCGTTTATGGCGACTTCCATCGGGAAAGCGTTTTCCGGCCGAATGGTGCCCGGTTCGAATCGAACTCGAACGGCGGGAATTTCCATTGCGGGAATGTCCCTTGGGGCGCGCGGCAAAAGCGCCGGGTTCTCGGCGTTCCTCTACTGCACTTCGGTTACATGCACAGAGAGGACCGGGAGCGAAAATATGTCTGGTATAACGAGCGCGACGGCGGCAACTTTCGCGAGGACTTTTACCGTCACATGGTTATTGGTGATCTCTTTCCGGCCGATTCGAAATTTCTTCACGCCGGGCCATTAAAACTCGAACCGATCGAGAATCTAGTCGCAATGGAGGCCGCAGGGTGAAACTTTACGGCGAACTTCAACTCGTCGATTCAAGTCCGGCGCAAACCTTTACGGAACTCTTCGAGGTCACGGAGGCGAAAACATTTCTCCGGATGCCT